CCAATTTGACGGGCTGTACGGGTTCAAAAGGCGGTGATGCGGGCATGCCAGGGCCAATTGCAAAGCGGAGCTCTGAGCGCAGACGCCGGAACAAGGTGCCGGGCGAGACGGTGGTCTACCGGCCTGGCCGGGTGGCCGTTCCGCCTTGTCCTAACAACGCCCACCCAGTGGCGAGGCGCTGGTACAAGGCACTGCGGCTATCGGGCCAGTCGGAATATTTCGAGCCGAGCGATTGGGCGGCGGCGCTGTACGTGGTCGAAGCGATAACGCGCAACCTTGAGGCAACGCGGTTTTCCTCTCAGCTCTTCGCAGTCGTCTGGCAGGCGATGGATTCGTTGTTGACGACGGAGGCGGCCCGCCGACGTGCGCGGATCGAAGTCGAGCGGGGACTGGAGGACCACGAAACAGCGGACGCCACAGCGAAAGCGCTTGAGGAGTTGATTTCGTCGATATGACTGTTTCAGTGCCACCGCGGGGAGTGCGTTACGGGCCGGAGGGTAAGCCGAATCTCACGCTGGGGATCCAGGCGATTGAGTGGGCGATGCGCAATTTGCTCCAGCCGGACGGCCCCAATGCCGGTCAGCCCTGGCGGTTTACACCGGAACAGGCTCGCTTCGTTTTGCACTGGTACGCGATTGATGACCGCGGGCGGTTTATCTACCGTTCGGGGGTTTATCGGCGGATGAAAGGCGCCGGGAAGAATCCGTTTGCCGCGGCGCTGTGCTGTATTGAGTTCGTAGGGCCGTGCAGGTTCAAGGAGTTTCGTAATGGCTCTCCGGTGGCAACCGAACATGAGGCGTCGTGGGTACAGACGGCGGCCGTGGCTCAGGATCAGACGCGGAACATGATGACCCTCTTCCCGGGGATGTTCTCCCGAGATTGCATTGAAGAGCACCAGATCGACCTCGGGAAGCAGATCATCTATGCCCATAAGGGGAAACGGCGAATCGAGGCGGTGACCAGCTCGCCCAGGGCTCTGGAGGGCGGCAGGGCGACTTTTCAGGTGAAGGATGAGAATCATCACTGGATTCAGGCCAATGAGGGCCTCGAAATGGCCGCGGTCATGGCTCGAAACGCGGCCAAGTCGCGAGACGGCTCTGCGAGGGTGCTGGCGATTACGAACGCGTTCGCGCCCGGCGAGGGGTCCGACGCGGAGCTGGATTGGGAGGCGTTCCGGCTGAATCCGTCAGGGATTCTGTATGACAGTCTGGAGGCGCCAGAGGATATAGACCTCGGGGATACGGAATCGTTGCGCCAGGCGTTGCTCTATTGCCGGGGAGATTCTATCTGGTTGGACGTTGACCGGCTGATCGAGGAGATACAGGACCCCCGTACTTCGGAATCGATGGCGAGACGGTTCTATTTGAATCAATTGGCGGCGAGTGAAGACCGTGCATTTGACCGGGAGCAGTGGGCGTCTCTCGCGCGATCGGGATACGCCGTCGAGCCGGGAGCATTGGTGACTCTGGGATTCGACGGCTCCCAGACACGTGACCATACAGTGCTTATCGGGACGGAGATTGCCACGGGCTATCAGTGGGTGGTGGGCTACTGGGAGCCAAATGCCTGGGGGGAAATCCCGGTCGCCGAGGTGGACCAGACGATATCGGCGGCGTTTGAGCGCTGGCGGGTGTGGCGTTTGAACGCCGACCCGTTCTGGTGGCAGGAACAGGTCTCAGCCTGGGCGGGTCGGTATAACAAGCCCGGCCAGGAAGTCGTGGTCAGCTGGAACACGACGCTCTATAAGAAAATGGCTTATGCCCTGCTCAATTATCGCAATGCGATCGAGGCCGGCGACCTCAGCCATGACGGCGATCCGCGCTTCGCGGCGGCAATTGCGAACGCGCATAAGCATGTACAGCAATTTGTAGACGATAATGGGGAGCGCCTCTGGACAATCCAGAAGGAACGGCCGGATTCGCCCTTCAAGATCGACGCGGCGATGGCCGGGTGCCTGAGCTGGGAGGCGAGAACGGCGGCGATCGCGGCGGGCGCTCTCAATACGCCGGACGAATACGCAGGAGTGTTCTGGGCATGATCGACCGAGAGGATGCGCGCTTGCTGGGAGCAATCAGCCTGTTCCTGTTGCTGGTTGCGATGGTTTTGATCGCGCTGGCAGCATCGTTGGCTCTTGCGGTACGCGTGTTCGAGGCAATCGCAGGATAGGAGGACGCTGTGGGGGTTCTAACAGAGACGGTTAGCCGCTTCTTGAAAGCTACTGCGGTCCGGAATCAGGGTCTCTCGGTCACCGTTCCCACCTGGCAAAACGGCGTCGCGCAGTTCCCCAATCAGCGATACGACACGTACGCCCGGGACGGATATATGCGCAATGAGGTCGTCTTTGCCTGCATCGACGAGCTGGCGACCAGTGCCGCCGAACCCAAATTGATGGCCCGGACGGGCAGCCGATGGCGCCATGACGGGCAAATTCTGGAGTTTCTGAACAACCCCAACCCGTTCATGGACCATTTCACGTTGTGGGCGACGGTGATTATGCACCGCAGCCTGGCCGGCAATGCCTACGGGTTGATCGTTCGCTCTGCTTCCGGCAAGCCGGCTCAGCTCTGGTTGCTGCGCCCGGACAGGGTGCGAGTCGTGCCCTCGCGAGAGAATTACATCAGCCACTACACGTACGACATCGGCGGGGGTGAGGTGATTCCGCTGCCGCCGGAGGACGTGATTCACTGGAAGAACCGCCACCCCCTGGACGATTGGTACGGGATGCCGCCGTTGATGGCGGTTTCAGGGCGGACCGACATCGATAATTTCATGAAGGACTTCGTCAAATCGGCGTTCCAGAACGGTGGTATGCCCGGCGCCGTGCTGACGGTCAAGCAGAAGGTGCCGCCTGAGGACAAAGAACAAATCCGCAATCGGTTTCGCAATACGTTCGGCGGGCCTTCCGGCTGGCATGAGCTGCTTATCCTCGATAACGCCGAGGCGTCCTATACGCCTATGACTATGGGGCTCGGTTCGCGCGGCCTGGTGGTGCCGGAGCTGGACGAGATCAGCATTCAGCGGATTTGCAGTGCGTTCCACGTCTTCCCGCCGTTGATCGGCTACATGAAGGACTCCGGCGGCTATAACAGCCTCTTTGCCCTCGAACGTCATTGGTGGACTTCGACACTGATCCCTCTCTACAAGGAGTTGGCCGGGCCGTTGAACTTGCGGTTGGTGCCCAATTTCCCCCGGGTGGCGGAGGTGCAATTCGATATGTCCGACGTCTGGGCGCTGCGCGACGACGTGGACAAGGTCGCGTTGCGGTGGTCGAATCTCGCGCAGCGCGGCATCGCGACCGTTCAGGAGGCGCGAGAGGCGGTTGGCTTACCTCGCGACTGGAACGATGACGATGTCTTCCTCGTGCCGAGCGCTTCGGTGGGGGTCCTTGGAGACGATCTGGCGCAACCCGATGCGGACCCGGCAAACGCGGTGCCTCAGTCCCGGCGTGGGAGGCTGCGTACCGAGGACGACCCGGCCGCGCGGGCGGTCTACGACCAGGCGGTATCCCTCAAGATGCGCAGCCCTTCGCTCAGTTGGGAGCAGGTCGCCGCGCAGGTGGGCGTGACCTCTCGGACGCTGCGAGCCTATCGCGAAGTCTTCAGTTCTCTAAATCGATCCGAATAACGATCCGCTTGCCGTAATTCTTTTCCGGCCAGAAGTGCCATATCTACGGGTATGGCAACGACCCGACGCGCAACCAAGCGTTTAATCCCTCGTTGGTGGGAACAGGTTGAGGTGAAGTGATGGAAGACCTCATCCGAAAGACCATGTCTTTGAAGGCATTGAGCCAGGAAGGCCAGATCGAGGCATTGATCTCGACCTACGGCCGCGACCGGGACGGGGACATCATGACCCGAGAGGCGTTCAGCGGGTCAGATGGCAAATCGATCCCCCTGGTCTGGGCGCACAACTGGGACCAGCCGATCGGCAAGGGCACTGTTCGTGTCACGGACGAAGGCGCCGTGTTCACGGGCCAATTCTGGCTCGACACCGCCGACGGTGAGCAGGCCTACCGAAAGGTGAAGAATGCCGGCGATCTCCAGGAATACTCAATCGGCTTCCGAATCAAGGATGCTGTGCTGGGATATGAGGAGATTGATGGTGAGCGGGTCTATACCCGGACGATCAAAGACCTGGAGCTGTTTGAAGCCTCGCCGGTGCTTGTCGGTGCGGCCTATAACACCGGGACGCTTGCAATCAAGCAGGCCAAGCCGGACATCCACGACCAACTAAAGACGCTACAAGCGGAACACAAAGCGCAATGCGAACTTGGCGAAGGATGCCCTTTGTTTGTCAAGCCGGAACAAGAGACGGCGCCGACAGCAAGGGAACAGGAAATGCGGGAGCTTGAGGCTGTGCTCGGGTACAGGCCTCTTATCGCGGACCGCGCCTAAGGAGGCAAGAAGTGAACACTCTCCTCAAGAACCTCACGGAAGAGCTCGATCAGAACGTTGCCCGGCGGCAGGCAATCCGCGAAGCCCATAAGGGCGCCGTATTGCCTGAGCAGGTGCGTGAAGAGTTCGACCAGCTCACCAAACGCGCCGAAGCCATCACCGGCCTTATCGAGGTCGAGCGGCAGAAGGAAAACGACGCGCTGCTTCAGAAGCACGTCGACTATCACAACAACCCCAAGCTCTACGTCTCCCACCCGGTCAACAATGACGACGCCGGTCTCAAGACGCTCCGCCAGGCGGGCTGGGAGGTCAAAGGGGGCTACTGGACCAAGCAGACGGCCTTCGGTGATGTCCGCATGTACCCGGAGGAAGTGTTTGCCGGCCCGCTTCCCGACGACGCCTACGAGGCGGCTTACGTGAAGCAGACGCGCGCGATCATCCAGCCCGAGTATCGCGATGCCTGGCTGAAATGGTTCCGGTACACGGTTCGTTCCGGCGGTCAGGACGCGCGGGCGATGCTTTCCGGCGCTGAGCAGAAGGCGCTTTCTGAGGGCATCGACGAACGCGGTGGCTTTACGGTTCCCCCGGATTTTCAGGCTGAGATCGGTGGCAGGCGAGCACAGGCATCTGTGATGCGCCGGCTGGCGACAGTACGAAGCACGATGCGTGATTCCTGGCGCCGACCCATGATCAAGCCGAACTCTACCGCAGCAACCAGGAACATCTACACCGACGACTTCGTTGCCGCGTGGGTTGGTGAGACGCCTTCGCAGGCCAGTATTGACGTCGAGTTCGAGCTGTTCGAGATTTCGGTCAAAAAGCTCCGGGCATTCACCCTGCTGAGCAACGATCTCATCGCCGACTCGGTCGGCGCACTGATCAGCGAGTTGTCGGGCCGTGGTGGCCGGGCGCTTGGCCTGAAAGAGGATGAAGGGTTCATCGCCGGCGCGGGCACGACGCTTGAGCCGAGCGGGATTCTCTCTCATCCCCTGGCGCTCACCCTGGTCTCCTCGAATGGCATGGCCTATGACGTCGAGGGCACCACGGCAAACACGATCAGTAACACGACTACGGACGCCGGTTCCGCGCCCAAGATCAAGCAGCTGGTTTATCGGCTTCCCTCGCAATACGCGGGGAACGCGCGCTGGCTGATGCGGCGGACCGTCCAGGGCGCGGTCGCCGGTCTGGTTGACAATGCCGGCCGGCCGTTCTGGAACAGTTACCTCGAAAGCGGCTTCGGCCGTCCGGCGATGGTTATCGAGGGATTCCCTGTTGAGAACTCTGAGTTCGTCGGCGCTGACGGCTCAGTTTCGACCGGGCCGGCGACGATTCCCCTGATCTTCGGTGACTTCTCGGAATACACGATCGTCGAACGCCAGCAATTGAGTGTGCGGGTGCTCCAGGAGCGGTTCGGTGACACGGACCAGACGGGTCTCTTCCTCTGGAGCCGCGTCGGCGGTGGCCTCTGGAACTACGACGCAATCCGGACGGGCATTATCGCCAGCTAGGGGCCTTGAAGCCCAAAGGAGGCAGACATGAGCAAGCATGCAGGCGCCAAGAGTGTACTGACGGTGGCCCGTGCCCCGGCACTACTGGACGAATCGGCAGCCAACGCGCTGTCGGCGCCGATCGACATGAAAGGTTACGACCGCGTCCGGTTCATCTTCCAGATCGGCGGCATGGTTAACGGCGCGGTCCTGGCGGCACATGCCGTTGAGTCGAACGAGAGCAATCTCGGCAATGCCACGAACATGGTCAACGCTGAGAACACCTCTCAGGTGATTGCGATCACCAACGTGCCCAACACGGCGAATAACAACGTGGTCGTGCTCGATATCTACGGCTCGACCAAGCGCTACGTGGGCGTATACGCGAACGCCGAGACTGCGAACGTCACGCTGCTCGGCATTCTGGCGGAACGCTTCCGCGGCACCGGAGTGATGCCGGACCAGCCATCCGGCAGCCAGTACACCAGCTTCCGGGCCAAGTAATGCTTTCAGGGAGGAGTTCATGCTTCAGGAATTGGAGCAAAAGGGAGGGGATGGAGCGGTCGCTGTAGGAGCGACCGTTATCCTCTGTGCTTGGCGCGGTCTGCTTGCCGAGACCGCTGAATGCATGCTTCAGCTCCGCGACCGAGGCTGGGCCTACATGATCAAGCGCGGCGATGCGTTGATCACCCGGTCGCGGTCGATTGCCGTGTCCACCTGGTACCGCAACAGTTCCGATGACGTGTTCCTCATGATCGATGATGACGTCGTCTTTCTCCCCGAGGACGCCGAGCGTGTAGTCCGGCTCGCGAGAGAAAAGCGGACCATCGTCTGTGCGGCTTATCCGGTTAAGGACGGCGGGCATCTCGCTTGTCGCAGGTTCCCGGGACAGGAGATTGTCTTTGGGCCCGGCCAGGAGCCGGTGCGTATCGTCTATCCGGCGACCGGGTTTATGGCCTGTCACCGAGACGTGATCGACGCGATGGTCGCGGCCAGAACTCCCGATGGCCGGCCACACTTCCCCCTTTGCGGGGAGGGAACGGCAACGCCGATGTGGCCGTTTTTCGACACCTTCCCGCTTACTGGCCCGGACGGCCGGTCGGAGTACCTGAGCGAGGATTACGCCTTCGGTGAGATTGCCCGGCAACTGGGCTTTGATATCTGGCTCGACCCGGCCACGGTGCTTTACCACATGGGCTATTACCCGTACACGATTCAAAATATGCGCAACGTCACTAATCGTTGCGCAAGCTGCGGGTGTGAGTTGGACGCGAATCTTCTCGGCGTTCACAAAGAGGGGTGTACGGCATGACCTGTCATTGCGGCGGAATCCTCGTAGACCATGACACCTTCGCCCCGAAGCGGGACGGGGCATTCCATTGCTTCACGTGCGGCTGCTGTTTCCTCCCTGACGGCCGGACGCATCGTGAGGGCGTGCCGAAATGTGCTCAGGCTGGGGCTGGCTACCAGCCTGAGCAGGCCGTCCCCCCACCGTCTGAGCAGGAAACCGCACCGGCTACTACGCCGCCGAACAGGAGGCGTAAGCGGTGATCACTGACGCCTACGCCAGCGAGCCGGAGTATCGAGCAGCCAAGAATCAGGAATCCGTGGCGGATGCCATGGTGAACCAATCCTATTTGCTCGCTGCCTCCCGATACCTCGATCAGAAGCTTGGCCGGCGTATGGGCTTTCACCGAGACGACTCTCCGACGGCGCGATATTACGTGCCGGCCGCGCGCCCAAGCGGCAGCGTTGACTGGGCTGAAAGCGAGAACCCCTGGAAGTATGGTCCGCGTGCGCGGGTCCTCGAGATCGACGACCTGGTAAGCGTCACCGAAATCGCCCTCGATACCGACAGGACAGGAAACTACAGCCGGATTCTTTCGCCCGGTGATTACGAACTCCTACCCCTGAACGCCACGCTCGGCGCCGAACCGCGCCCTTATACGCAGGTAGCTGCCGCGGCCGGAGGGCAATTGGTTGGCTGGCCGTCGGGAGTCAAGGTGCGTATCACAGGCGTTTTTGGCTGGCCAGCGGTGCCGGAGGCCATCAAGATCGCAACGATAGAACTTGCCGCAATCTTGCAGCTCAAATCTCCGTTTGCTACAGGGCGGGTCGATGACTTCGACCAAACGCTAGGCACCAGCCCACAAGCTCGGGCGATTCTGCTTGGGCTCATGACCAATTACTCGCGGGCGGTGGCGTTTTGAGCACAGAGATCAAGGTGACATTCACGGGGCCGATCTTCCAGGAGAATCCTGGGAAGCTGATTCGGGAGGCCATCATTCAGGAAGGCCTTAGCAAGCTTGAGGAACGGGTCAATCGTCCCAGGAAGCGGGCCGGCTGGCGGAACAATCCTCTCACGACGCATATCCGAGGCGAAGGGGAAATCGACCTGATCATGGTTTCCCCCACGAACCACCCGAGGCAATCCGGCGCCGCATGGATCAGGTTTATCAACAGCTTGGTCCAAGGTTCATTCTGGCAGCGGCAGATTCGCGCGATCACGAAACGGATCGTGGAAGGGCTGGGCTAATGCTCCGCCTTGCAGAGGGAATCACCGATATCCTCCTGGAGTTTTACCGGGAGCATTTGCCGGCGAAGGTGGCGGAACTCAATGCGTCGCACTCAGGACCGGTGCGGCTTAAGACGCCTCAAATGGGTGCCTACCACGCGGGTGAACTGAAGCTGGTCGACAATATCGATTACCCGAAGGTCTTTGTGCTGCCACAGAGCACCACGCTCCGAGGTGTGTACGGGCCAGATTGGGTTGATGCCACGCATGAGGTCCAGATCGTCGTCGCGGTGAAGGGCGACAACCTGGAAGTGCTCCGCCGCCAGCTCTACCGATACGTGGTCGCCCTCTGGGAACTCCTTGTTCAGGATTTCTTCGGCCGGGCGCGTGACGATTACGCCACGGAAGGCGAAACCACGATCACCTACGAACTCGACAACCCTTTGCAGACGCCCCAGCCCTACATAGGCAGGGCAATCCTGAATGTGCCGTTCACGAAGCAGGAGTTCGGCTAAATGGCCAAAATGACGGGTATTGGCGCACGCCTCTTCCTGGCCGGTTATGACGTCTCGGGCGATATCGGCTCGGTTCAATCGATCGCGCTCACGCAGGCCTTGGACGATGTCACCGGGCTCGACAAGCCGGCACGTGAGCGCCTTGGCCTGCTTCTGGATGGGCAGCTGAGCTTCGCGTCGTACTTCAACCCCAATTCGGCGTTGGTCAATGGCGCCATCGGCGTCCACGAGATCGTCAAGACGCTCACCGGCGTGAAGCAGCTGCTCTACTGTCACCGGCCAGAACGTGCCTCACCGGCCGCCGGTCTTGTTGCCTTGCAATCAAGCTATAGCCTTGAGCGTTCAGACACCGGCGCGCTCAGGGGTTCCGTCCAGGCCCAGACGGCAGCGGGCGCAGCAATCGAATGGGGTGTTTGTCTAACCGAGGGCGCGGAGACGTTCGATGCTCCGGTCGCGACCGAGGGTGTCGACAACGGCGCGGCGTCAGTCGGTGGTTGGGCAGCCTATCTGCAAGTGCTCGACTTAGACGGAAACGACATCACCGTTGAAATCGAGGCTTCCAGCGACGACGGAGACATGGACCCCTACGCCGTCATTTCAGGAGGTGCATTCGCCGAGGTGACCGGTGCCCCTGCGACCCAGCGAATTGCTGGAACGGGGACACTCAAGCGCTGGACGCGAGTGGCTGTATCTGGCGACTTCACCAGTGCGACTCTCGTGGTCGCGATCATGCGTCAATAGGAGGATTCGAAATGGCCAAGCAGACGGGTATCCCTGTCACGATTACAGTTGAGGATTCGGGTGGCACGGCTCGGGATATCAGTAGCGATGTTCGGTCCTTTACCGTCAACCCGACGGCCGAGCTCATCGAAATTACCGGTCTCGACAAGACAGGAATGGAACGCCTCACCGGGCTGCTCGACGTGGAGTGCACGCTGAATGGCGTCGTCAACTTCGCGGCGAATAAGAGCCACGATGTTCTCAAGAACTTCCACGTGGTCAATTCGGGTGATGCCGGGCGCGAGATTGTCGTGGATTACGGCGATGCCACGGCCACGTTCGTGGTTCGCTTTTCGGCTTACACGATCACAAGGGGAGACGACGGCTCCTTAACCTGGACAGCTACGGGCTCCTTGAGCAGCGGCGACGCGAACATCTGGAGCTGACAGAATGGGCTTTCGGCCAGAAGCCAGAACAGTACGGCTGGTGTTCGAGGACCCTGATCTCGAAGGGCTCGAAGTTCTGACGCGCAGTGTTCCTTTCGGCGCCTTTCTCCGGATCGCGCGCTTGGCGCAGTTGAGTGCGCGCCCGGCGACAGCAGAGGACGTCAATGCCCTGGATGAACTGTTTCGCCAGTTTGCCGACGACGCATTGATCAGTTGGAACCTGGAGGATATGCACGGTAACCCTGTGCCGCCGACCTATGAGGGTCTGCAACTCCAGGAGACCTCCTTCGTACTCCAGGTCGTTTTCGCCTGGCTCGGGGCGATTGGGGGAGCACAGGGCCCTTTAGGCGTCAACTCGAACAATGGCAGCACCTTGGCCTCCCCGAACTTAAGCCGATCGAGCTGACGGAGGCTGAAGCCGTGATCAGCCTTTGCGACCGCTGGCATAAGACCCCCGAGGAGATCCTCGCGATGGACGCGTCGGCGCTCTATTACCTCAGTGTCTATCAGCTCGGGCGGCGGCAGGAAAGCAATGGCTAACGAGATTACCGTCCGGGTCACTGCGAAAGACGAAGCCTCGAAGACGTTCAAGCAGGTTGAGCAGAACGCTCATGGCCTCGGCAAGACCCTGGATAGCGTGGGCAAGATTGCCGGCGGCTTTCTCGCAGCCAACGTCATGGCCGGCGCTGGCCAACAAATCATGGGGTTTGTCGGTCAATCAATCTCCGCCGCGTCCGACCTCGGCGAGAGTATCAACGCCGTGAACCAGATTTTCGGCGACTCAGCAAAGACGATCCTTGATTGGGGCAAGGAGAATGCGAACTCCTTTGGTCTGTCTCAGCGTGCGTTTAACCAGCTGGCGACACCGATGGGCGCCGTCCTTAAGAACCTCGGATTCTCGCAGGACGAAGTCGCTGAATCGACAATCAATCTGACGAAGCGGGCGGCGGACATGGCATCTGTTTTCAATACGTCTGTCCCCGACGCGCTGGAAGCTATCAACTCGGCCCTCAGAGGCGAGGCAAACCCGATCGAGCGCTACGGCGTTTCCGTTAACGCGGCGGCTGTAGAGGCCCGTGCCCTGGCGATGACTGGCAAGGAGACGGCGAAGTCGCTCACTGACCAGGAAAAGGCGGCAGCCCGGCTCGCGATTATCTTCGAGCAGACGGATGCCGTTGCCGGTGACTTCGCGAATACCTCGGACCAGCTCGCGAACAAGACACGGATCCAACAAGCGCGTTACGAAGAATTGCAGGCTTCGATTGGTGAGAAGTTGCTCCCGATTCAACTCAAGCTTGTTGAAGCCAAGATGCTGGTCGTCGAGACGATCATTAAGTTGATCCCTGTGCTGGAGCAGCTTTACGCCAAGCATTATCCAGCCGTAGCGAAAGCAGTGCAGGACGTTGTCGCTATCGTCCAGCAATACT